TATCAGCTATCACACCTTACATGTCCGATGCAGATTTTAAAGTGGCAGTGAAACAGAACTTCGCTACCTTGTATAAAACAAAAGCTATACAGTGTAGTGATTGCTCTGGTGTAGGATCTATCTATAAAGTTAAAAAAGATGGTTCAGCATTCAAGAGGGCTACGAAATGCAATGCATGTAATGGCTCAGGCTTTATCTATGAGCAGACGAAAGATGTCGCAGGACTCAAGTTCACAGCCCCCAATTCAAAGTGGGCATCAGCCAATGGTTTCGGTACATCAAAAGACAACCTTGAAATACTTGAAAGGGTAGCGGTATCAAAGCAAATGCATGAGGCATCTGAGTTTTTAAGTAAGCTCAGAAGACTGTCAGCCCTGGACAGTTACCTCAGCAATTTCGTAGATGGCATTGCAGCTTTCATAAAAGATGATGGCATGTTGCATGTGAGATTGAATCAGCACATCACTGCAACAGGCAGATTCAGTGGTTCCAATCCCAACATGCAAAACATGCCAAGAGGAAATACATTTCCTGTGAAGCGTGTATTTGTTTCACGTTGGGAAGGTGGGAAGATTATGGAAGCTGACTTTGCTCAACTAGAATTCAGGGTTGCAGCTTTCTTATCTCAAGATGAAACAGCAATCAAAGAAGTCAAAGAAGGATTTGATGTTCACTCGTACACAGCAAAGGTTATTACGGAGGCAGGCCAAACAACATCTAGACAAACAGCTAAGACTCATACATTCGCACCCCTGTACGGAGCCACAGGATATGGAAGAACACCTGCAGAATCGGCGTACTACGAACACTTCATGGAGAAATATCAGGGAGTAGCCCAATGGCATAAGCAACTTGCAAGGCAGGTAGTTAGTTATGGGTACATTAAACTGCCCAGTGGCAGGGAGTTTGTATTCCCTAACACACAGCGTAAGAGAGATGGCACTGTAACAAACTTTACACAGATAAAGAATTATCCTGTGCAAGCATTTGCAACTGCAGATATAGTTCCATTAGCATTGGTAGAAATACATAAACGACTTGTGCATTATGAAAGTTGTGTGGTAAATTCTGTGCACGATTCGATTGTGATTGATGTACACCCAGATGAAATTGAGTATGTAGTACAAGTTATCGACGTAGTTCAAGCTGATCTTATCAATCTCATTAACAGGAGATGGTCGATAGATTTCAATGTGCCACTTGCATTGGAAGCAAAGATAGGAAATAATTGGCTTGAACAAAAAGATGTTCCACAAACCACTTTAAATTAAGGAAATTAAATGGGTACAAGTTTAACACTCGTAAACAATGGCAACTTCGCTGCCATGGCAGATGCTATGGGTATGTCAGTGGACATGAAGACTTCCAAGCAATCAAGCAATCTGGCTCGCTTGAAGATTAGTCACAAGGCAGTGATGGGTGAAGAAGAGATCAAAGGCAAGATCAAGAAAGTAGAAGTTCTTGAAGCTGGCTTGTATGTTCTTAACTACAATGAAATAGATTACTACCTACAGAATCCTAGCATTCGTTTGTTTAATCAACGATTCATGTACAAGCGATTCGTAAAAGGTGAACCCAACATTTATGTGAAGACAGTGATGGATAAAGATCTTAATGCAGATCTCAGGGATAACCAGGGTGGGTTTAATTGTGGTAAGCCTTCAGGTTGGATCAAGGATTATAGTGCATTGCCTACAGAAATCAAGACACTGATGAAATCTATCAAGCGTGTACGTGTATTATTTGGTGAGATCTCAGCCAATGATGTATACACTGCAGATGGTCAGTCCGTTATGATTGATAACAATATCCCATTCATTTGGGAGATTGACAATAAGGATGCATTTAAATCTGCAGGTGCAGTCATTGCTCTGTTTGCTAAGCAGAATCGTTTGCTACCTCAGCATTCGGTACACCTTGGTACAGAAGCTAATCCACTTCCTAATGGTGAGCAGTTCTTTACGCCCATATTTAATGTGGACTTTGGTAATGTGCTTTCCTTAGAAGATAAGGATCAGGTAACCTTTGCTAACTTTAATGATTGGATCAGTAATTATAATGATTACATCATTAAGAAGTTTAATGAGGGGTCAGCTAAGAAAGAACAGGAGCGTGATGATACGCTTGTCGAAGAGTTTGTCGATGTGGACGTAGCTGCCTAATGAACCATCCTGCTGAGCTTAAGGTACACCAGTACCTCTCCAATCTACGGTTTGGTGATAGTACGTTATCACCAGAAGTGATTGAACAGATTGTAGAGGACATACGTGCTGCCTTAACTCGGCAGTTTGTAGATAAGTTAGACAATGGATTTTCATTACGTATGTCTAACGTAGGCAGGGCGTATTGCCAATTGTGGTTCGATAAGAATGAGCCACATAAGGCAATACCATATAGTACTAACTTCGTCATGAACATGATGATAGGCGATATCATTGAAGCTATATTCAAGGGATTGCTTAAACAGACAGGGGTAGCATACTCAGATGGAGAGAGGGTTACCCTTGATCTAGGTGAGTACAAGATTCACGGCACACCTGATATTGTTATGGACGGTAAGGTAGATGATATTAAGTCTGCCTCACCGTGGTCCTATGAGAATAAGTTTAAGTCTTTCCAATCTCTTGCTGATGGTGATTCCTTTGGATATCTAGCACAGCTAGCTGGTTACGCTAAAGCTATGGGCATAGAGGCAGGAGGATGGTGGGTAGTTAATAAAGCTACAGGACAGTTTAAGTATGTACCTGCAGATGGTTTAAATGTTGATGTACATGCGGAGAATATCAAAGCAATCGCCGCAGAACTTGAAGGGAATATATTTCGCAGGTGCTATGAGGCAGAGGAAGAAACATATTACAACAAGCCAACGGGTAACAAAGTCCTTGGCAAAGAGTGTCAGTGGTGCAGTTACAGGTACGCATGTTGGGAAGGTCTTGAAGAAAGACCATCACTTGTCTCAAGGGCAGAAAATCCCCCAACTGTCTCGTATGTCTTTATCAAGAAGAAAGAAAATGAAAGTAAAGACAATACATGACACCCGTAAAGCCTGGGCTGTAGGCAAAAAGTATGGCTACAGAAGTGGGTTAGAAGTTAAAGTACAAGAGCATTTAAAAGAGAATGGTATACATGCTAAGTACGAACACATTAAGATCGAATGGGAAGATCTTATGTATAGGAAATATACACCTGACTTCTTACTCCCCAATGGTGTTATAGTAGAAACTAAGGGTTTATTTACTTCACAAGATAGACGCAAGCATTTACTTATCAAGCAGCAACACCCAATGCTTGATGTAAGGTTTGTATTTGAAAGGGCAGATAGGAAGCTAAGTAAAGTATCTAAGAGTACCTATGCATCCTGGTGTGAAAAGAATGGATTCCAGTATGCAGTTAAGTATGTCCCACTAGAATGGGCAGAAGAATCACCAAAGAGTTATTTTCCAGAGAAACTAATTATCTTTAAGGATAAAAAGCAAAATGAATCCTGATAATGTATTTAATGACGATGATGTAGCACTTGTACTAAGTCCTAACTTTGAGAAAGACGGTACATGGACAGGTACATTAGATCTTAATATTGCTATCATGCCTGTAGATAAAGGCTCAGAGGAATCAATAGGGGCTATTGAAGAACTCACTAACATGATGATCACATGCTTTCGTTTGATCACTGAAGATGAAGAGTTTCATCATCAAGTTATGAAAGCAATGATTGAATACGTAGATCGTGGAGAGTTACTGGATCAAGATAAGTTAGATGAAGTGGAGCAGATGATAGGTACATCAGACAATGTGTATAAGCTTAGTGCTTGGACTAAGACTAGGGGGAATGCATAGATGGATATGGTCAATAGCCCTGCCCATTACAACATGGGTAAATATGAAACAATTGATATTATTGTAGATACATTAGGGACAGAAGGTGCTATTGCTTATTGCCGTGGTAATGTACTAAAGTACACCATCCGCATGATGCACAAAAGCAAGCCACTTGAGGACGCACGTAAAGCCCAGTGGTATCTGAATAAGACAATTGAATTGATGGGGGCATTTAAGCCCAATGAAATTACAGGGGCACTGAAGTAATGAAACAACTCAAGTTATTCGATGAGATTGAAGATCTAGAAGATAGCACTGCCTATGCAGATGTTAGCTTTGTGGTTACATTCGATAAGAAAGAAATGCCAACTGTATACACAGATATACTGTACCTTGAAGATGAGATTAAGGATGCAATCATCAATGCCATGCATGACATAG